CCATGTCACGACTTACTTTTCCAACTTTACCGGCTTTTGCTAACTCGTCTAATTTAGCTACTACCTCATCAAAAATTTCAGAGTCTATTACCTCTGCTTCGGCATGAGCCATATTAAAAGTTTGAAATTTATCCTTGTCACTATATTGGTGTGTATCTTCTTTTACATCTACAAAAACGTTAAGGGGCGGTATTACATCTTTAAGCTCACCACTTTCGTCTTTCTCTTTTAAAGACATTGCTACTTGAGCTACCGCTGCTAGTTGATGGTAGTCTTTGTTGTTATTTATATCAGGGGCAGACTTATGACCTAACGTTTCAATATCTCCCATCAACTGGGCTCTATTTGTTAGATCAGCAATAGTTTGAATTTGGTAAATAGAAGAATCGTTTGCAGCGTTTTTTTCAGTGTCTTTATCCCTAGTCTCTTGTCTGCTTAAAGGCGCACCAGGCATACCCGAGTAGTCTGTCGGTTTAAAAGGCGCACTATGATAAGTGCCCATATCAGTACGTAGATTTACATGTCTAGGTTTTAAATAGTTACGTCTATCCTCTGCGTTCTCTCGTTGCTGTTCTTTAAACTTACCGCCTTCTTCATATTTTAGGTTTTGAGCTTCTTTGTCTTTTTTGTCTAAAAATGCAGATGCCTGAAGATACCACTCTTTTAAAGCTAGCTTGTCTAATAAAAAATCTCGGTAATCTTCTAAAGATTTTACGTAATAGCTTACATCTTCGGGAGGCTTAACTTTGTCTTTTTCCGCATCAGTCATGCCCTTTGTTTTTTCTTGGTATGCCTCTTCTGCTTTTTTCTCTTTTGCTGTTCGTCTAGTTCTAAGAGCCTCTTCTTCGGGAGTACCTTTTGGCCCTTTGATTTCTTTCATCGCAGCCATGTGAGCAATGGTTGCGTTTTCTTTTTCAGTTAAATAATTGGTGTAGGCTCTTAAAGGTTTTTTGTAAGCTTCATCTATACCTTTAAGTCCTACTGAAGCATCTATGTCAGTATGTTCTGTATACTTTTTTTCTATTTCTTCATCGGGCTCTCCCCGGTCTTTCTTCATTCGTGCTTCTTCAGCACCTTTTAAAGCTTTCATTCTTGCTTGATGCGAACGATACTCTACTTCTTTAGCTACAAGGTATTCTACATACGCATTTAAAGTGGGTGCATAGGTTGTTTGATCTTCTGTATAATCTTGTATCTTTTTTTTGTCTTTGTATTTTTGATATTTTTTTGGAAGGGGGTTAGCTTCCTTTTTGTCTTTTAAATCTTGAGCTTCTTCTTCTCTTTTTTTAGTCTTGACCTTTTCTTTTCCTTCTTGGAAAAGGTCGTAAGCTTCAGATTTTGTTTTAAGAAATGCGTTGTACTTCTCTAAGTTTTCGGCATTTCTTTCTTCTTCTTTTTTATCTCTCTCAGGTTGAGTTGCTTTTCGGTAATCTTCGTACCACGTTTTTTTCTTGTCTAGGTAAGCACGATACTCTTTAATATCATCTTGCTCAGGGGAGGTAGTACCTCCAGAGGGGACTTTTGTGTAGTCTTTATCTTGTTCTGCTCTAAGAGCTTTTGCCCACTTCATTCGGTTAACAAAGTTTTCACGGTATGATGCTTCACCTTCTGTATCACGGGCATTTTTTACGGAAGGTATCTTTTTATATTTAGCTACATACTGTTCTCTAAGCTTTTGATACCGGATGTATTCTGCGTATCCTTTTTTTGCATCTGCTTGATTTTCTTTATCACTCTTTGAACGTTTGTACTTTTCTGACCATAGGACTTTTTTCTTTAAGTACTCCACGTGATCAGCGTAGCCTTCATCGGTTCCAGAAGCTGCATCTTCTTGGGCTTTTGCTTTTTTATATTTGGCTGACCAGGCTACTTTTTTCTGCATGTACTCAAGGTGGTCGGCGTAACCAGCGTCATTGATTGCTTTTTTTTCATCATCTGTTTCTGCGTCTTTTGCTTTTTTTGCCCACTCAGCCTTCTTTTTTAAATAGGCAATATGATCAGCTAGACCTTCTGTGTCGGCTGCTTTTTTAGTTGAATCTTTTTCTTTGTACTTTCTTGTCCAGACAGCTTTCTTTTTTAAATGCTCAATGTGTTCGGCTTCGTCTGTTGTTAAACCAGAAGGGCCGGGGGTATCCCGTTTTACTTTCTCGGCAGCGTAGAATTTTTCAGAAGCTTGTGATTTTCTTACGAGCATCTTCTCGTACTCAATCAACATGTCATCATCGTTAAGGGAGGTATCTTTTATTTTATGATTTGCAGCAAGTTGTTTTTTGATTTTTATTTTTGCGTCTTCACGGAAAGCCCAATGGGCTAGTAAGTCTGCGTCACTTTTTTCACTCCCGCCTCGTAGATGAGAACCGTGGCCGTAAATGCCTCCACGATGATTACCACCTCCACCACCGTGGCTACTACCGTGATCGCTTCCAAATGCGTTACGGGCAGTGCGTATTTGAAAAGCAAGGGCGTGAAATTCAATGGAGATATGCTTTGCGGAATCTTGAATAGATTCCAACTGAATGCTAAACCGAGTTAAGGAGTTAGCCATCTGCGAAAATTGTTGAAAGATTTTCGCTACAGCCTCTTGGCTAGTATACGGAACCTGACTTAGTTTCGGGTTTCCGTGTTCTTGACCAGTACTGCTCATGGGCTATCTCCTTAAAGCTTGGGCGCATCGTTTTCTTGGTTTTGTTTAATCCAAAGTTTTTGAGTTTCCTCTTCTGTTAGACCTCTCCAGTCTCTTTGGACTTTCCAGAATATCTCTTTAGCCGATTGATACTGACCAACGGGCTCGTCTGCGGACTTCGGTCTAAAGTAAATATTTTTAACTTGATAGGGAGTTAATTTCTTAATCTCATCTATCGATAAGTTAAAGGGCTCTTTCACTAACACTGCAAAAATCTCGGCTGCTGTTATCCGGCGACCTGGTTCTGAGCTGCCTCCGGACCATTCGGGTTTGGGTCCGTGTTTGCCTCTCCAACTTTATTCATCATCTCTTCCAAACGGGTTTGAACTAGATCATCAATCGTATCTATTTCAATATCAGGGTGGTTAGGAAGAAGACAAATGTGCAAGATTTTTTTAAAGTGAGTAAGCGTTTGCATAGCTCTCATACATGGAGGAGAACCAAATGCGTAGTAACCCTCAGCAATATCTTTCTGAGTCTGTGCTACTAACTCTTGGTATTCTACTTGTGTTAAATACACACGCATACGTTTTGCGGTTTTGATACTAACTTCTTCTAAGTACCTTTCAAACTCTCCTTGAATTTGATAAGTCCATGGAGAACAAGTGTAGGTTTTGCCCTTGTGGTCAAAGCTGCTACCAAGTCCTAAAGCTTTCGATATCTCAGCCATTGTAACTCCTAAATATTACTGATTGAATAAATCGGACTATTGTTTTTTCCAGTGAAAGAAAGCTTTACAATTCCTTTAGCTTCTATGTTCATGGAAACTTGTGTTATTAAAACGCATTTGAAATACCAAAAAGGGTCTAACATTGTTCCTGTTATTGCGCCTGTTGGCTTGCTTGCGTTTAACCAAACGCTCATGGTTCGACCAGGAGTAATTGCGTGAGAAACTCCCCCTCCTATTCCATCGTTATAACTAAACCATTTTTGCTGTTGAGTCGATAAACCTGTTAGAGGATGGGGTTCGTTATCATAAAAAGCCTCTACATTTATTGTTATTTCGGCAACGGTAGGGAGCAGTTGTTTTGTATTGACGCATATAGGATTATTCAACAGAGGTGTAACTTGCGCCCCTTGAGTGCTAGTTATATCTGTTGTCTCTAAAGTAAAATCCACAGACCATTTATTTGCTTTAACGATTTGAGGAGTTCCGGGAACATCTCCTATCTCATTCCATCCCGTAATAGGAAACATGGCAATTTGTACTCGGCCTCCAAAGCCAGCTAATACGGCCATACAAATTCCTTTAAAGTAAAAGAGAGGCTTAGTAAAAAGCCCCTCTTCCATCCAAATTTAAAACTACGCCATTTCAATGTTATTACCGCTTGATACTTTTCCAGCTAGTGTGTATTTGATTACACCACGAACTTCGGTATCAACAGTAAGGTTTTCAATGAAGGCATTGAACATGAATTTTTTGGTAGCACCCGCAGAAGCGTATTGATCAGTTAAAGGATCAAAACCAACAGTAGTAGTACCTTTGTTGGTAAACAATTCTAACTGTACAAAAGCACCGGGCTTGAGCAATGGAACAATGCCGTTGATTGCGTCATAGTACGCATCAATATTAAATTCCAAGTCAGACATGGACTGAACGTAACGGCTAATAGGAGTGTTTGCTCCGTTAAGACCGCCAGTGGTTTCTTCAAAAGAAGACGCGTCTTGCAATTCTGTTTTATAAGTAACAGACCATTTCGTTGCAAGTAAGTAGATTGGTAAATCACCTACTGCGGGATTTGCTTTATTGATAACTACACGGCCACGAAAACCGGAGATTGCGGTTGGTGGTAAAGGTGCTACAGGCATTTTTCATACTCCTTAAATTTCATAAAGGGAAATTAAACACACACGCTGGACTATTTACCAGCAAGATTAAAGAGCCCTCGTAATCATAATATCGTATATTACAGATCCACGAAAGATCAAATTGCCGTCTTTATACCGAAAATTTTCACTTCGGACATTTTGTTCGGTAGGCTGCATAGATACGGTTTGGTTGGTTATTTTTGTAAAGGGGATAGGTTTCCAATCAAAAGCTTCTCGGATTATTTCAAGGCACTCGTCCGCTAGGGCAGCACCGGGAGCGTAAATCACAAAGTCAAGGCTAGTGCCTTCAAAGTAAGTAGACTCTGTAGTGAAAAGAAAGTTTCGATCTGAGTCTCGAATGATTACATAGGGCATGGTAAGAGGCCTGCCTTCTACAGATTCAGGAGCTTCGTTGGCAAACATGCCTCCCGTAAACTTACTTATCAGGGAAGGGGTGGAATACCACTTACTTTTTATGGCAGCTAGGATCGAATCGGGGTAGTTTAAATCTACAGAAGAAAAGAACGGGAGGGAGATCGCACCTTGAGCATCTTTACAGACTGCGTAAACCTGCTGGAACGAAAAAGCTGGCCTGTTGGATACAATGAGATCTCCGGATACAGACATGGAAGCACAGTATAAGTACTGTGAGCCAAAGCTGTCGGAGCTTTTGGTGTACACATCTACCGTATAAGATGATGGAAAAGCTATATGTGCAGTAAAAGCCGTAGAGCTAGTCCTGGTCAAAGCAAGAGAAGGGCTAGGAATAATAGGCATTAAAGCACCTGTTCCTTTCCTTCAATCATGAATAACTTGTTTCGACTGGCAACATTCATAAAACCTGTGACTACGTAGTAGGTTGTACTATTCTCTAGCCTGACACGATCCCCACGTTTAGGTTTTAAATCCACGCTGGTGTAGATCTGGTGGGTTATGATGATTTGGCGAGAAGCATATTCTTGCTTTAACAAAGTAGATACTGGTTGGATTGAAGCTGAAATACTTTCAGAACCTACGACAGGTTTCCAAGCTTCTCTTTTAGAACCGGCAGAAGAGTCTAGCGTAATTACAGACCGTTCTAAAGTTACCTTTTTGTTTAGCAAGAAGGGGGAGAGCATTAGAGTGACTGCTCCCTATAGCGGGTAAGTATTTGGTCTACCGATGATAAGAGAGGGTCGTTGGTTCTTTGACGGGGGTCAAATATTTGGTATTCGTAATCACCTAGTTTTTCAGACTGAAGGACACTACCTACCTCTACATTGCGCCTCATAAAAGATACGAGAAGGCATACAGCGTATTGGATGTCCATCGGGACGATGTTAAATCCTGCTGTGTAACTGATCTTTAGGTTTCCGTACGTAGGCCCAATCTCAGAAGCTAGCTTGCCGGGGTAGTAAACCCTGCCTGCTTCCATCCAGATTCCACCGATGCGGACAAGCAGGCCTGATTTAGACTCAGATATACCTGTGTCTATATCAAGGGTGTAGTGAATGCCTGGTTGTAAAAGAGTAGTAGGGCCAAAAGAGTTGGGATTGTATCCGTAGTAAGCTTGGTAATCTTCATGTACAGAAATGATCGAGAGGACAGGTCGGTTGCGGAGGATGATAGCTCGTTGGGAGTTGCCCGCATAGTACTCCGTATAAGAAGCAGGCTCCAAGTTACGCTTGATTCGATTGCTTATAATCGATTCAGCCGCGACTTGAAGCCCGGTTAGTTGCGAATTTTGTGTAGAATCAGAACCCGGTATATTGAGGAAGCTCTTTATTTGTGCCAAGCTAGTAAGCATGGTAATTCCGGGTTCATGGTTTTAGTTCTACTTAACTTCCGGTTAACGCACCGTTACCACCGCCAGCGATCTTCTTGCCTGCAAGAACGATAACGGACAAAGGCAATGCGGTTGGTGATCCGGTAACAACAGCTACGGCTCTTACGTACTGCTTAGTACGAAGAAGCTTACCCAAAAACTGGAACTGGCCACTAAGGTCAGCACCGGAAAGGGTGTCGTAAGCTTTAAGTTCAGTCCAAGTGGAGTTGTCAGAACTCTCTTGTACTTTGACAGCAAGGGTTGGAGCTGTGCCACCGGAGAGGGCTCCAGTAACCAACAATACGTTGACAAGGCCATCAGATAACTGAAGGTCTACGGAGTCACCAGTAACGGTTGATCCGGGTGCGGTAACGGGAGCGATAGAGGCTGCGCCCATACCTTGATTCTTTAGATCTGCAATGAATGTAGCTGGCATGAAAAGGTTCCTTATATTTGAGTTTTGAAAACCCAGAGGGGTTAGCCTCTGGGAGATTACAGTTGATTACGCAATGTTAAGATTGTCACACATTACGAAGGATGCTTCGTGGCGTGGTGCGCCATCACAATACATGATCCCTCGATACCACGTTTGGTCGGTCGTAAACGGTGTATCACCTTGGGTACTGATTTGGAACTCGATAGCACCTGACAAGGCGATCATGTAATCGCTGAAGTCACCGCCGAGGATGTAACTCAAGTTGGAGGAGGAACCCTTTGCCCTTGAACCACTGATCTGGGTGGACTTGTGAACTGGGTTGCCGTAAAGATTGCCGGGGGTAGTTCGGCTGTAATCCATGTTCGTGTTTAGCTCACGGAACATGTTGAATACAAACGGGCCCTTGGCATCGTTAGCAACAACTGCATCTGCTCGCCTGTTAGCGATAGCTGCATAAAGAAGAGGACGCATAAGGAAAGATTTGAACTGTGCGTTCTGTTCTTCCACTTTTGCAATCATGTTTGCAATATCTTCTGGTTGAATGGTATCACCATTTGCTCCAACAGTTTTTGCAGTATGACGTGTGATGTTTGCGTAGTTGATAAGACCCTTAGGTTCGTTGCTTGAACCCGTTGCTTCCAACAAGGACTTATCCAAACGCAGTGCGAGTACACGGCTAATGTCTTCACGTAAAAACATTTCAACCGATACCGAACTGAATCGGAAAAGTTCATTTGGAACTTTGCACAAGATGCCGAGTTTCTTGGCTTGCAAGAGTACGTCACCTGTTGCAGGGGTGGAGTCTTGAACTCCTGTGGATTCGCCAACCCAGTATGCAGTGCCTGCATTGGTTTGACGGGGGAAAGTGATACGGCCGTTTGGTGGCATCGCAATAGTGCGGGCTCCTGCGGACATGAACACTTCGTTGTTTCTAAGGAGTTCGATAAGTTCACCTTGGATTGGAGGAGCAACTAATGCACCGCCCTGACTTTCGTCAATCCATGACATAGCTTTTTGAACGCCCCACTGTTTGGCACGGATGCCACGAACTTCATCACGATCATAGCCGGTAATACCAGCGGTTACGATGTCACGGATTTCGCGAGCGAAGCCTTCTTCACCGGGGATTTCAGCGATGTAATCGGAACCAAAGGGAGCCATGATGGTGTTGGTTGAAGCCTTGTTGTAGCCAAGACGGTCAACATAAAGCTTCTGAAGGTCTTGAGCCATTTCCCACTCGACCCTTGCGGTTTCGGGGGAGAGTTCGCCACGAAGAAGACCGAAGAGTTTTACGAAGCTATAGCCTCGCGAACCCATGGAGTTTTCGCCTTTACGAACATGAGGAGCGTTAAGAACCGAGCTATTCCTTGCGGACTTGCTGGTACTTTCAATTTCGCTCAGTTTGTTTTGAAACTTCGATTGAGTTTCAGTGATGCTATTGATTGCGTCAATAACAGGTTTGATGTTTTTCCCGGCCATAATGTTTTCCTTTAAACAGGGGATGGAGAGGTTTTAAATTCGCCACAGTAAATTTTCGATTCCGTTTCGGGAAACACGCCAAGTGTTCCCCCTTGCAAAAGATGACTTCCTGGCGATGATTGAATCAAAGTCGGAGGGTACCTTCGGCACTGGCCATATTCTGTTTCCGGAACGTTTTTCCAGAAATAGCATTGACGACAAGTGCCAGAGATTTCTTTAGACTTTGCCATGTTGTTATCTTCTACCTGTCACTTCAAATAGACGCTTGTTCAAGGCATCTTGATTGTTCTTCAAGGTTGTCAGGGATGAGATGAGAGTCTTCATTTCATCTTCTGCTTCAATCTTGTCTTCTTCTTCCGCTTTAGCGGAGAGAGCGTTGCAGCATTGGTCAAGCTTGTCATGGATACCCTTTAAGAGTTCCGTGTGAGCTGTGCTTGATTCGTGCATGGATTGCAGAACTTCTGCCATGGATTTGATTGCAGTGTGGGTGGGGTCCTCATCTACTGCTTCTTCTTTAGGTTCATCCTCTTCAGGGGCTTCTTCTTTTTCTTCGGACTCGTCATCGTCCCCTTCTTTACCGGCTTTTGGATCTTCGTCATCTTCATCTTCGTCTTCGTCTTTTACAGCCTTGGCTGCTTCTTCATCGGTATCATCTTCTTCATCTTCGTCATCGACGTGTTCGGAAGACTTGAGGGTCTTTTCGTCTTCGTCTTCTTTGTCATCTTCTTTTTCTTTTTTCTTAGCAGGCTTACCTTGTGCAGGGGTAGGAACGAGATCTTCCATTGCACTCTTAAACCAGTTTTTTTCTTTTATGCTCACGGTAGCGAACTCCTTAAAATCTAAACCCGGAAACATCGCTTCTATTTCTTCAAGACCAGATATATTGCGATATTCCAGAGGAAGTAAGTATAATACTTTATAAACTTTAGCAAGACGCTTGTAAACCCCTAATTTTAACTTTTTAGGTATGTCTACACCTTCTTGCAAAGACAAGAGGACCGCCATGGCCATCCTGACTTGATTGGCATCAGCCTTGAATTTTTTAGTCCCTAGGTTTTCAAACAGGGATGTGTAAACTTTTTCGGGGCTAGGAAGATCCACACCCGGCGTAGGCCCTTGAGGTAAGGCTGCATGGATCTCAACAGGGGCAGGGGGATTTGGATTTTTGTTTTTAAAGCTCTTAGACTCACTTTTTAAATACTGCATCTCTAGGTTGGCAAGAGATACAGACTTCCTGCTAGATAGAGGAACGTAGTGGGAAAGAGCTTTACGGATAGCAGGGGAAAGCTTTTCTCCTTCTACGTGTCCTCTGGAGAGATGAGCTGCCAAAGCTTCTTGATTAGCAGGGATTGGGACTACACTCCACTCAATCATATCCCATTCTAAAAACCGTAGGGCTGGAACGCTGTGAGAGTTGTTGCCACGGAAGTCTAAGATCTCTTCACCTGTTTCCAAGTCCACCATGTCTTCGCCTTCATCATCCATGATGATTGAAGCACGGATAGGAAGAAAGCCTATGGAAGAAGCTTGTAGTTCTTTTCGGGCGATTAGACGAAAGACTATTTCTGATTCACGGGTTTCGCCGTGGAAATAAGCGGTGGAGTAAATCTTATCATCAAGTATTTCTAGGGTCAGGTTGCCTTCGGGATCACGGGAAGAAGCAATTGGAAGCTCTTCAGTTTTGTGTCCAAAAAAGACGCGGGGGTTTCTGCTGTAATTCTTGAGGTGGTTAACGCACCCTCTTGGAATCACAATGTCTCCGTGCCGGTCACGGGCAGAAGTGGTGATGACAAACCGTGCGGTCATGCGAGAGGTATCAATGACAGGGACTTCAAGGTCATCGGAGTCAAGGGCTACAAGGGATGAGGGGGAGTCGGATAAACAATGGGCCATGTTACGGGCATATTGTGCAGAGAAAGGTAGTACCCCTGCTTTGGCCATGGAAGAGTTGAAATGCTTTTTCCGGTCTTTGATAAAAGATCGGATTACTTCAGGGGAGAAAACATCAAGGGATTCGGGAATTTGAAACTTACTCATGGTTATCCTCTGTTGTCATTGGGAGAAGATAAAGGCTGGGTTGGAGGCGGGTGCGAACCCCCCATAGGGTTACTCGCAATGTTTACGGGAAGGATAGGGCTATCGCCCCATATAGTTGGGTAAGGTTCTCGACCTCTCATAACACGAACTTCATTAGGAGTGATCGCACCACACATAAGATCGGTTTGGATTTGTTTTTCGGTAAGCTCTGGGTCGTGGGGGGTGATGTCTTCCCACCAGACTTTCAAGGAGTCATCGTACCGTCTAGCAATCTTTTCGGTAATAACCTGACCAAAGTACCGGAGGATAGGGTTGATAGTCTGCTGCATGAATGCAGCTTGAGATGCCATTACAGATCCGTAAGTCATATCTTTATTAAGGCCTGCTGCGGAAGCGGGAACCCCGAAGAGGGCGAGGATGTTATCCCGAATTTCCGTAGCAGTCTCTCCAAATAGCATCTCGTTAATCCCGAGGGATAAAGGATTCACAGAAACGCCAGGAGGAAGAAACATTGGTCTGTTAGAACGAGTCTCACCAGAATAGCGGGACATGAACTTCGCTTCAATACGGCGAAGGTCTTCGTCACTAGGGTCTTGAAACTTACCATCAAATTGTACGGCAACGGTTGGGAAAGTTCCGTTTTTGTAGGAGTGCCAACGAGAACGGTTGATCATCTCAGCGGTGTCGCCCCACTGTGCGCCTGCGGTAAGAGGAGCGTAGCCATCAATTTTTGAGATGGGGCTTTTGTCTTTAAACACCACGATCTCTTCCACAGGAAGGAACTTACGGAAGTAGTTTCCTTCAATAGGACGGATTTCGTAGCCTTCGATGAGGCGGTCTTTTCCTACTACCGGCCACATCCAATGGGAAGGTACTACCCAGATTGCAGCGGGGAGGCCGAGGTCGTTGAGAGGCATCCACCAGTAGGCTATGCCCGTGAGGTGATGAAACATGATGGTTTCATACCAAAGGTCATAGGAGGTGTCGGGATCGTTAGGGTCTTTGAGGAGCCGAAGCAAGGGGTGCTTGTTGGGTACGGGCTCAAGGTCTTCGTGGGAAAGGAGGGGGATAAGGGCTTTGGACTTAAGGAAGTTATGTCGGGGCGAACTCATCGAGTTGTGGTAAGTCCAAGAAACGTTAGGAACTTGGGAGGCTACTTGTTTGGCAATGCTTCGGATTGCGATGTAAATCCAGTGCTTGAAGTTTCGGACTTGCTCGATGCGGGAGTCCGTCCAAGCGGATACGTAGGGCATGAAAGAAGGGCCGTAGGAAAGCAGCGTAGATAGATCCCTATCTGAAGCTTGGTCAGGAGGGAGTCGTAATTTGCGCCTACGCTTTGCCATAGATTTACCCTATAATTAGAATCCTTAATGTATGTATTATGCTGTATAGTAGCAAACGATTCAATAGGAAAGGGAAAAGTTATGAATTTTAACATCCTTATACGAACATTGACCCAAATGGTAGGTAAAGATAAGCCAAACTACGATACGTTTCAAAAAGCTTTGTACAATTCAATAGGACTTCCACCTAGCTACAATGCGGAAACGTATGCGGATTGGAAATTAAAAATGGCTTCTATGCCTGCTTATGCTCATGAAGTATTAAAAACTACTTCTACCGATGGAAAAAGACATCCCGGAGTTAATGCTTTATCAAAAGAAATTTTTGACCCTGAGATGTTAGAAAGATTTATAGACGAAACAACACCTAAAGATAAAAGGAAAAAAATTATTGAGGCTCTAGAAGAAAAATCTGAAAAAATATCCAAGGGTATAAAAACGGTATTTGATTCTGTAGCAGCAACTTTTAAACGATATGAGAGAGCTTTTGAGACAGGGGATGAAGCGTTAGCTATTGATATGGCTACAAGAGGAAGGGGCAAGAAAAAGAAAAGTTGTGATCCACCAGATAAGGTTGCACTCAATCTTATGTCTTTAGTGAAATCAAACAGTTCTCTGTCTACAATAAAAACCTACCTTTCTGCAAACTTATTAACAAGCAAAGATAAAACTAAAGCTTTTAACTTGTTAAATAGTAAAGGGTACATGGCGGTATCAAGGATTATTTATACTTTTGAAACAGGTTCAGATACTCTTGTAAATGGTTTAATTGAAAAGGGGTTTGTAGGGTTTAATCTTGAAAAAGCAAAAGAAGCTGTACGGACAAACCCCGACATTCTTTTGGAGATATTAAAAAAGCCAGAAGCTTTTGCTGATAAACATAAAATACCCAAAGACAAAGTTGTCGATATCACTTCTGGAAAAGGTGTTGGCGATAAATTTATGGATCTTATTTCAGATAAAGATATTTTAAAAGATGCTTTTATAAAACGTAAAGGTGCTATAAAAAGACTTACAGAAGCTTTTATAAAACAAGCAACAGATACAGGAAAACAGCCGAATAAAATGCTGTTCTTTTTACAAGTTAGTAAGCTTCTAAGACCTTTTATTACGGCTCATTACAGTGCTATCCTAAAGGAAATACAAGCTGGATCTATAGATAGTAAAGAGTTTGATGCTATTTCATCTGCTGTTGCAAAGCGAATTGAAGGACATTTGTCTTTAGCTCAAGACTCTTTCTCAGACACATCCGTTGCTAATTTAAAAAATCAAAATGGAGAGCAAATAAAAATTCCTAAATGTGTAGATTATCCAATCATAGGTATTTCTGAAATTACGGGAAAAGTTAAATTAGGAAGAAAATACTTAGCAAAAAAGAATGAAAAAGAATTACAGTCTAGAATTTTAGATGATACGGAAAAAAGACTTCTAGCTTCTGTACAACAGATACCTCCAATGCTTGCTCAAAAACTCCAGAGCATTTTTAAAGTAAACATTAAAACCGAAGTCTATAACCAAGTGAAAAAACTATTGGGGACAGGTAAATCCTTGGAAAGATTTAACCTCCAAGGGGAGGTTAGTAAAATCTTTACACAAGAGGGTGGTATTTTATTGAGTAAACTTTTGGAGCTAGCGTCAAATGAAGTTGATGCTAGAAATGCTAGTCAATACTCTAGTACGGTTCATATCAGGGCTATCTTACACCTTTCTAACTGGTCAGGGAAGTTTAGGGCTAATAACACGTGGTTGTATGAAACGATTGTAAAGATGAAAGCTATTTTAAACAAACGATCATTAGCTTGTTCGAGCTGTGAATTAGAAGAACTTTTAACAACACCGGATATACAAGATAGGGCAGAAGAGGTTTCTGATCCAAGAAATAAGAAAAGAGATATAACACGGGGTCATAGAAAAGATCCAGATTATAAAGAGATTGATGAAAGGAAAAAAGAAGAGAAGGCTAGAAAAATAAGAAACCTTAAATCAAAATTAGATATAAGAGCTGACTACTCTACAAAAGAAAGTTCTTTAATTAACTGGAGGGGAGAACCTGTTTCTAGAGTTTCTAAAATGCTTTGGAATGAGTACATACATTTATGGAACACCAGCGCACCGTTTAGGACTATGCAATCAAAAATGTATGTTACTCCCACAAAAGGTTTTGCAAATTGGGTTACTAACGGGGAACAAAGATCACGCATAAGGGTATGGCGAGATAATGAGCTTCAGGCTCTTGAGAAATCAGATGGGTTTAGAAAAGATGTAAACGAAATTGAAAGGTTGGGATTCTCCGATACATTTGAACGCATGATACCAGGACTTTCGTTTTCTGCGGGTACTTGGAATAAAAAATTAAACAAGTTTGAACCCTTACCTACTCGAGATGCTATAGCTCCTCCACAAGATTATTGGGGATCACGTAAAGATAAAAAAGGCAAAGGAGTTAAAGATAAAGCGGAACTTTCAGATGAACGGCAATCGGAGGTTGATTACAGAACAAATAATTTAAAGTCGATCCCCGTAGGATTGAGGGAGAAGTTTGAAGGTTACTCGTTGTTAGGTATGCTCCATCGTGCAGACAACCAAGAAGAGTTAGATATGGTGATGAACCATATTTACGATATTGTTTTTACAGAAGACAGGGGGAAAGGTCTTAAGCTTTTACCCGGAGAAACGTTTGATCCTTTTAAAGAATTAAGTGCTATCGAAGAACAATTTGGACTTGAAACAACTCCCGATGAAAACATGTATAGCACTAGAACAACAGAAGTTTTTACGAGAAGAAGTAAAGGGTTTGGTCACACCAAACTTATTGAGGCTAACAATCAAAGACAAGCAGAAATACAGGGGTTAAACAATACCCCCGGTACAACTCCCGCATAATAAAAAGCATTTTCTAACTGCCATTCTGACAGAAAAGTATTTTGACCTTCCGTATAGAAGCGGAGCCGACCGCTTAAATGACTCCTTTACTTGTGGATGATTCGACACCCCCTACCCCTACTCAAATGTAGATTGTGAATACTTGTTGTGTTCATGTTGGGAGTGTTGATTGTCTATAAGGAGTTTTAGTTATGAGAGATTTAATCATTGCTTTAGTTGTTGTTGTCGTTGCTTTGAGTTTAGTAATTGGAAGTATCGGTTACTTTTTGAGCGAGTTAGAAGCGATTGATAAGAAGACCTTCACTCGTATTCCAGAACATGTACCTGAGATGGTACTTAAACCTTATTAGCAGAGGACACTCCGAAAGGGGTGTAATGCACTACTTAATCTGATCTAGGTTAGGTAACGGTTCCAAGTCCGGCATATACAGTCATGCTCATGTTGAGTGTGGCTGTTTTCGTTTCTAGATCAAGGAGTTTTGTTATGAGTAATGTAAACGTTTGTATTTCTTGCGGTATCGAAGTATTTGCTGGTGTTGATGCTGAGAGTGGCATCTTGATTGGGTATTGTGATTGCCCAGTAGTACCAGAGGTTGATGTGTTTGTACCAGAGGATATGCCATGTTGCAGCGAAGGGATTAACGAGGTCTTCTGTGACAAATGTGGTGACTTTGGGCCTGACGCATGTAGCTGTTCATTACCAGTGTTTTGTGTGGTATGTGACACATGTACTTGTGACGGCAAGTGTGATGATCGCAGGGTCGAGATTGAAGACAAAGAGTTCATCTATGTGTACGAAGAAGCAGAGGTTCTTGTTGCTTCTATTGGTTGTCAATCGTGCGGTCAAGCTGCCTGTCAGGGGCCTAATGAACGTGGGTATTGTTTAGAATACTATGACAACGAGAATGAAGAAGCCCTTCGGAAGTTTCAAGGATTAGATGTAGATGGCCCAGAACCACGTCATGAGGAAGTACGTCCTTTGTTAACAGAGGTCTTTATCATGCTGGCTATCCTCGTTAGTTTCTTCCGTCTTCTGTATGCCATCTCAACAGGGAAAGTAAATGATCCTTCCTTGGTCATTGCGTGGTATGCGTTTTGTGGTTACTTGATCTTGTCTTATACCGCAGTCATCCTGTGGTTTGTTTTGTAATAACTTGTGTTTGATCGTTTGGTTTTTCTTAGTAAGCCTCTGTATGTTGCAGGGGCTTGTTCTTTTTATATATAGGAGATTGATATGTCGTTATTGCTTTGTAATTTGTGTGGGGATATTCACAGTGCTACTTGGTGCGAGAAGAAGAAGCAGCATCTAAGAAGACGGGAGTTGAATTGGTACAACACTGTGATAGGTGTTGCAGAGATAGAGGCTGGGAAGTTTGCGGTGAGGATCTTATGGTTGAATGCCATAGGGTTTGAATACAAGAAAACCTTCCAATCTTTTGCGGAGGCTGAAGCAGTCTTAGTAAAAGTTAGAGAAGTGAAAAGTATCAATACGTTTTTATGGACTAAGACAAACATCTATAACCCAGCACAAGCTGATGGATGGGAGTGCAAAAAGTTTACAGCACCTAAAGAAAAGAAACGTGGTGGTGAGAGCATAGATCCAGACGATTGCCTATATGGCGACATGGATTAGTAGTAGTTGTTTCGATAGTTCTTTTTCTAAAGCTCATGCGTGTTGCATGGGCTTTGTTCTTTTAGTTTATGTCTAAGGAGTATTAGTTATGAAGTGTATTAATTGTACGGCTGTGTCAGTTGGGTTTTTGTGTGAGAAGTGTCTTGCTGATTTAAATTACAAAGGAGAAGAACAGGAGTATTGTGTGTCATGCGAAGAAGCTGGGATGACGAGTCCTGATTACTGCTCAAAATGCTCTCCACACTTTTGGGCTTGTCAGTGTCGGGATTCGATCATGTGTACTTTAAAAGAAGCAAATATCCAAATTGGAGAAGACGGGGTAATGACTCAACTTGCGGTTTGTGATTGCGGGGAGTGTGCAGAATGCTTTGAAGAAGAACGTAAGTACTACCTCGAAATGAAACAAACTGGAAGTGCTCTTACAAAGGTTTCTCACTGGGAACGCAGGGAAAACAATTTGTTGGAGATTGTTGAAAAGGATGGAACAGTAATTGTGTTTCCTAATTAACATTTGACCTAGCTGATAGTCGGTTGTTTCTTTTCTAAGGCTCATGCGTGT